ACAGCACCAGTGGCTCCGCCCTGGATAGATAGCTGCGTTCCAGTAGTCGCGAGAGTAGCAACGGGAGCAGTAGTTCCTAGGGGTAAGTCGACTGATTCGCCTTTTTGAGGCCAAGGAAGGCATGAAGTGAAATAGTCGTGGCGTTTGCCGCGTCTTTGTAGTGGATAGGACGAAGGATCATCGGGACCATCGCCTTTGGGTACGGGAATTGAATCTACTAGATTTTCGTCCCGGTACCATTCGTTGTAGATCAGGTTATAGGCGCGCATGAATAGCGCGGAGTGTTCGATCCCAGGGATCTCCGGGGGGATGCCCATATAGTCGAACATTGATTGTGTCAGGTAGCCGGTAGTCGCCGGTGAGGTCATTTGCGGTATGAGGTAGTCGGTAGAATCCTCAGGGTTCTCCTGGGCACCGTTGAATTTTTCCCAGTTGTCCCAGATGAGGCGGATCGGGACAGCGAAGAACTGTGTATCCATTCTGAGATTATCCATGAATGGGGTGATTGGGGTCGCCAGGCGGGCGAGTCCGGTCATGTTGAGTTTGAAGGTATCGCCTGGAAGGCCCTCGTCGACGTAGATCGGGATGAGGTAGCCTGCGTCGAAGGTTGTCTTAACGCCGTGAGTACGATCGAAGGACGATCGTTGAATATCAGCCTTGGGTACCTGGCTGAATTGATGGGTCATGTGGGACTTAGATTGTCTGGGCATTTGGTCGGTCCTCGAGGGGCCGCCTGGCGGCCCCTGCGGTAAGTTGTTGAGCGGTCAAGGATTCCTTGACAACTTGTTATTCAGTTTGAGCAACACCAGTAGGGTGTTTGAGCTTTGTTTTGTCGAGAAATGACTTGGAAGTGCAGATTGGCACGACTTTTGTTTTCTCGAGTTCTCCGGTTTCATCGTTCCAGAAGCCGATGGCGCACATGACATAGTCTTCGGGAGATTTATTCATGGAGTGTTGTTTATCTGAGATGGCTTCCTTGAAGGCTCGCATAGCGGCCTGGTCGTTATTGAAGAACATAGGGGTAGTGTAGAGTTCGGCGACTTTGTCGTAGACCGAGTAAACATTGACATTCATGGTTAGAGGTTCCTTATGAGTTTATCGAGTTTAGTTTCTGTGAGCCTCTCACGAACTGAGAGGCGTTCTGGGGTGTTATTCGCGGAATGCTGGGCCGCTTTGAGGGATCGTTCGTTTTTGAGGGCGTGGAGCAGTTGAGCGCCGTAGAGCGAGGATTTTTCGAGCAGTGTGTCGTAGTATTTTGGAGGACGCATCCTAGTACCGTTGAGTACAAGAGTATCAGAGGGATATAGATCACGGTGATAAGTCTCATACCAGGTAGCGCCTATTCCGGGTTTAAGGGACATGGAGGTGTATTCGGGAATTCTAGGGATGATTTCTCCGGTTGTCGAGTCTAATAGCTCATAGGCCTTTAGGCCCTGGTCGTTAATCATCTTTTGGTTCTTTCCGGTTACCTTTTTCATGATGTAGCGCGCCACATAGGCGGCACTTTCGAAGGTAACGTCGCCGATGGTTGTGTATCCCTTTCCCCAGATTTTTGTGAGGGTGTCGCTGATATAGAGCTTTTGGCCGTTTATTTCTTTCCATAGCGTTTTATCCGGGAAGTCGTAGCCGAATATGCAAGCATGATAGTGCGGACGCTGGTTTTCACCGCCGTATTCGCCGCACTGGTAGTACCTGACGCGCAGCGGCGCCAGGTGCTTGCGTAGTCGTTTCATGAATTTTTGGAAGTGATCTTTTTGCAGTGATAGGTCTCCTGGTAAGTGTTCGTTGTCGTAGGTAAGCGTAATGAAGGCGTTTTGGTCGTGCATTTGAGCCTCATTAACGCAGCGTATTGCCCATTGACGTGATCTCTCAAGGCGGCAGCCGATGCATTGCCCACAAGGCAACTGAAAAGGTTGATCGACTCTACCTGTCGTTTTATTGAATGTGATTCCACATTTTCCGTCTGATTTGCGCTCGATAGTCCAATAGGCGGTGAGCGGCTTAAAACACGCCAATGTTAGAGGCGGTAGCCGCCGCGTTTAGCGGTAGAAAGATTCCGCTTGTTTGTTCTGGCATTCCTGGTGAAGGATTTCTTGCTTTTACGTCTGTTTATTCTCTTGCGTTTCATGGTCTGTAGTCTCCGTTTTGGGGTCGGTGGTGTCACCTAGCACAGTTAACATCAAGTGGGTTAACTGTGCAGAGGGTCTCATCGGGGTCCGGAGCGGTCCGGATCGAGATGATTTTTAGTCTGGAAGTCATTGATTTTGACTTCCAATATTAGCGATTGCTTATCGCGGTCTTTGGGTACATTTGGGTATCCATTTGGGTATCGGTTTATGGGTAATTCGGTGGTGAGTTACCACACATACCCACCGGCTAACCCATGACATTTGCTTCGCTATGTCTAGGGTTGCCCGTGGATATGTGGATAACTCCTTGAATTTCCTAGGTTTTTTCCTCTTTGTCGGTTTCCCTTCTGTTGTGTGTTCCACGTGGAACATCTTTTATCTCGATCTCTTCGAGTGTTTCGTTAGTCAGTCCGAGTTCGATCATTCGGATTTTATTTTCGGGATTTGAGCAAAAGCTCATGAATTGAGCCGGATCGTTCTGAAATTCCTTACGGACGGCCGCGGGTAGCTGGCCGAACATTTGCTGACCGGCCATCAATATTTCTTGGGCTTCCTGGAAGTCTATGGCGTCATAGTCGCCGTAGTCGCCCTGGTAGCTGGCGACATGGTTGATAATCCCGGTTTTGAGATATTTGGCCATGATGACGTTTATATCGCATTCGTCCTTCATGGCTTGTTTAGTCCGATTAGTGTCGGGATCAAAAGAGATCCCGGTTGATCGGTATGGGGGGACACGTGTCCGCGGTAGCGGTGGATCCTGGCATTCGTGTTTTCTGGTCATTGTTGTTCCTACTGGGTTAGAGATTTAGCGGAGTTGAGTGAGTTAAGCCAGAAGCCGATTAGCTTTGAGAATTCGCCCTGGCCGCGGTAGAACTTTTCCTCTGCGCGGGCGCGAGTCATCTCAAGCTGTAGTTTTTCAAACATGAGATTGTTGACTTCTGTCTTTACGGCTTCATTGGTGGCTTGTTGTTGTACGAGATTGTGTTGAACGCTTTTTAGTCCTTCCTCCTGGATGCCTACATCCGTTTGCTGTTGCGTGTTTTTGATATTGGCCTCCGACTGTTTGATGGTCTGGTTGAGCTGCGCAGCTGTTAGCGCAGAGTTAACCGCGGGGCCGAGTACATCTTTCATGGGTATAGCTGAAGGCGTGGCGGCCATAACGCCGCCTGAGCTGGAAGCGCCTTTGTTGGCCGATAAGATCGGGTTTAGGCCCGCGGTGCGAAGATCATTGACTTCGCGCTGATGGGCTGAATCGGACATGAATTTTGACCAATTACGGGAGACTGTCGCCTCCTCTCTGGCGAACTTCCGGTTTTTCCGGGTTTCGCTTTTATTGGCCGAGTTTGACATTGCCCCTCCGAGGAGGGACGCACCTGCGGCAATGGTGGGGCCGATCCAGTCCATTAGAAGTGGTCGATAAGGCCAGGTACGCCGTAGAGCGGCATGGGCCTAGCACAGCGTAGTTGGAAGAGCGCATCCATGATGAATTGCGGTTCCGTTTGTACCGCGATGACGCGGTTAACGGGAGGATCCTCTTCGATGAAGGTTTTAGAAAGAACGGGTTGTGTCACGAAGTTCTGGGCGAGATGCCAGTAGTCGAGTGTTAGAGGATCAGAGGAACGCATTTTCCCAGTGATTAAACTGGGTTTATAGCGGTATTCCGCGAAGCGTTCCTGGTAGCCGAAGACTTCGTCATCTTGCTCGATCCCTTTTGCGTAGATTTCCTTGGTTAGTACAGCTTGCTCGCCAAGGTGGGCGAGAGCTGGCCAGTAGTAGTCGTAACGTGTCTGGCGGCTGAACATCCTGTTTAAGCCTTGCTGATAAGTTAGATCGGCTCTGACTGACATGAGGCCGATGAGTATCACGTGTTCCGTGAATGATTTGTTGAAACCGTGTCCGTCAATAGACGCGGTACCCACCGCGGCCAGGTTGGCCTGTGGGGTTACGGTTTCTGATGTTGCCTGAGTTTGGGCAACTGGGGTGATGTAGATAGGCGTCGATCCTCCGCCTAAGTATTCCGGGCGCTGAAGTCTAGCGTCCGGGGAGGTGACACCGAAGTGAGATTTTATGATTTCTGTATAGCGAGTTCCGCCGCGGGCGTCTCTTTCGAGCATTTTCTGAACTTGGAACGCCTGGCGCAGTTGATTGATAGTCGCCGCGGTCGCGCCTTTAAGGTCGACGAATAGCGTATTTTCGGCTCCGCCGCCGGTGGATCCGAGGGCAAGTAATGCACCGGATGAGTCGAGCGTTTTTTGGACAGCACCAGTGGCTCCGCCCTGGATAGATAGCTGCGTTCCAGTAGTCGCGAGAGTAGCAACGGGAGCAGTAGTTCCTAGGGGTAAGTCGACTGATTCG